AACTCCGTCAGATGTCTCCAACGTCTGCTAGGTATTGGGCTGGATTAGGTCAGTTATTGTCTGATTACGGAATGTTTGAAACTAGGGATTAAATCATGCCAAAGAACAAGATTAGCGAGTTTAGCTCGACACCTGCAAATAATACCGATATAGCTGGTATTAACATTGCTGAGGGTTGCGCTCCATCAGGTATCAATAACGCTATCCGTGAGTTGATGGCGCAGCTTAAAGACCAGCAATCAGGTACTGATGGCGACAACTTTACTGTTGGTGGTAACTTAGTTGTAACTGGTACTGCTACTGGATCTACGCCTACTGCTGGTGACAATACAACTAAATTTGCAACGACTGCGTTTGTTACTACTGCGATTGCTTCCAAACCAGATGATCCCGGTGCAAATGGTGTTGTGGTACGTACTGCTTTGAATACTCTTACAGCTAGGACAATTACTGCTGGTAACGGTATTTCTGTTACTAATGGTACTGGTGTTTCTGGAAACCCGACTATTGCTCAATCTTATGCAACATCATCGACTATTGGTGGTGTTCGTGTTTCTGTTTCTGGTACTACTCTTAATATCTATACGAGCTAATTATGACATTAAGAGTTAATGATACTGAAATGAGCCTTGTGTACGCAAATGACACACGGATGAGTGTTGTTAATGTTAATGACACAGAAGTATATCGTGCTGAAAATGGCAACGTCACAATGGTGTACACAGGCGCGGAGGATGGCACTTTTGATCCCGGCGCAGAAGATGTTAACCGACATTTTGTTGTTGTTGGCGTTCGTTTTTCAGGAGATCCGTTAAGTCAACCAACAACACCAACCATTAACGGCACATCTATGACGTTAATTACCCGTGGGTCAGGCTCGGGTCAGGATGATGGTGGCATTAGTGGGGTATACACGATAAAAATACCTACTGGCACTGGAACTTTTACGGTAGCCCAAAGTGGCACTGTTTTTAATTATGTTGCTATTTACCGAGTAACCGGCATTTATGAGATGACGACCAGCACAGTTTTATCGTCGGGGAGTAGTGGTAGCTCAATTACAGGCGCGAAAACATCTTCGGCTAATGGCTGTTTTTTTGGTGGATCAGTTTCAAACTTTGCTACCCCGGCGTTCCCTACTCCGAACAGTACAGGGCTTACGTATACAGCACCATCAAACCAAGGAAGAATTGCTGCTAGTAATGTAACCACTGGCCCGACACAAACAGTGTCGTTAGCTGGAAATCAGATTAACTCTTTTGCTATTTTTGGTTACGATCTTTATTAAATTAGGTGATTTATGGCTACCAAAGAACTCCCACTTACCGACGAGCAGATTGAGGCCATAGCAGAAAGAGCCGCTGAAGTCGCATTTAAGAAGATCTACGAGGAAGTAGGTCGTTCTGTCGTTAAAAAGATATTCTGGATTGTAGGCGCTGGAGCATTAGGTCTTATGTTCTGGATGGCTGGTAACGGGACGCTGCCTAAATGATTGAAGTCGCTACAGCCCTGATGGTAATCAAAGGGGCTAAGGCTGCTTTTGATGTCGCTAAAGAGGCTTTTGACGAGATTAGGGAATGCGCTGAGGCTGGTAAGTCTGCTCACGAATCATTAGGGGCGCTTACCAGTTTTTTTTCATCTGCTGGCAAGGCTGAAGAAGGCATAGCTCACGCTAAAGAACTTCAAGAAAACCCGCCTGAAGGTCAAGAAGACAGCCGCAGTGACTACGAGATCGTCATTGAGATGATGGTTGCTGAGAGGCAGTTAAAGCAGTTCTACAAAGACTTGAAAGAGATGTTTATCTACCAGTTCCAAGAACCCGGTTTGTATGACGAGTTTATGGGGCGGCTAGAAAAACTTAGGGCAGACCGCAGACAAAGGGAAGTAGACCATAGGCTACATCTCAAGGCTCTGGAAATGGCTGCTAGGCGTGAGAAAGCCAAGAAACTTCAGTTTATTCAGGATATGGCAGCTATAGCACTAGGTGCAATAGTTTCTATATCGATAATCGTCTGTATTGTTTGGATGTTTACTTTGGGGGGCTAATGCTTACTTTACTATCTACTTTCACATCGTTCTTAATGGGTGGTTTGCCCAAGATCCTAGATTTCTTTCAAGATAAGTCAGACAAGAAGCATGAACTAGAGCTTGCTCGTATGCAGACAGAACGCGAGTTGGCTTTGGCTAAAGAGGGTTTTGCTGCCCAACAGCGTATTGAGGAAGTCAAACTAGACGAGATCAAGGTTCAGTCTGCTTCTGACGAGCGAGTAGCCCTGATTACGGCTCAACAGGCTGAGATGCAGTCTATCTATGCTCACGATATGAAGTTGAGTGAAGGCACTAGTCAGTGGATGAAGAATCTGAGGGCTTCTGTACGTCCTGTCATTACTTATGGCTTCTTTGGGCTTCTGTGTGCCTTGGATGCGGTTCTGGCTTACAAGGGCTTTGAGTCTGGTGTTTCCTTTAACGAGATGGCAGACCAGCTTTGGGATGACGAGACTCAGGCGCTGTTTGCATCCATCATAGCGTTCCATTTCGGTGGTCGGGCATTTGGCAAATGATTAGCGAAAAAGCCTTTTTAATGCTGAAGAAGCACGAAGGGGTAAGGAATAAACCTTACCGCTGTCCTGCTGCCTTATGGACGATTGGTGTCGGTCATGTTCTCTATCCTGAGCAGGGTAGGCTGAATATGGCTGACCGTATGAAATATCCCCTAAAGATTGAAGATTTCCGCATATTCTCTAAAGAGGAAGTTGATGAAATTCTTAAAGCCGATCTTGCTCGTTTTATACGAGGCGTATCCCGTTATTGTCCTGTTATTGCTAGTCAAGGGCAGTTGGATGCGCTGGTCAGCTTTGCCTTTAATGTAGGTTTAGGAGCCTTACAGAGGAGTACCTTGAGACAAAAACATAATCGAGGTGATTATGAGGGTGCTGCTAACGAATTCCTAAAGTACACAAAGGGTGGAGGTAAAGTTTTACCGGGCCTTGTAAAGAGGCGAAACGACGAGAAAGCCCTTTATTTAGGAGGCTAGCATGAAGAAACTTGCTGTTGTCTTATCGTTAATTAGTTGTTATAGTTTCGCGCAAGAAGCAGCAGGTTTCCAGAATAATGCTGGTGGTTGGACGGTCATTACGACGAGAGACCAGTATTGTGGTGCTAGGGGCATGAATGATGGCTATGCCTTTGGTACTGAGTCTTACCTTAGGTTTTGTTGGACACGAAGAAGTAACGCTATTCTTGTAGTCTTTGAGACTGGTGAAAATAAGACATGGCACGTTGATTCGTTCCATCTTCTTGATGTTGAGCCAGAATATAAAGGTAATAAATTGTAATGCCTAAAAAAAAAGAAGATTGGATGCCAGCTTGCCAGTCCTGCTCATTCTTTGAATGTGAGCCGAAAGAAAATCTAGGCTATTGCAGACGTTATCCGCCAACCTTAATTAGCACGGGTGACGATGATTATGAAAGCACTTTCCCTATAGTTGGCAGGGATGACTGGTGTGGGGAATTTCATCGATTTTCTAATTAGAGGGGATCATGCGAAAACGATCTTGCACAGACCAAGAGTTTATAGGTCTGTGGAATAAACACGGTTCGGTAGTAGAGTTATCAAAAATACTAGAAATATCTCCTAGAAATATAAACTCAAGACGTAGGAAGATTGAGGAAAGGCACGGGATTGTTCTTGCTGGAGTCGCTAGGAACAGCCCAGACTTCAAAGTAACATATCCTGAGAATAATATCAGAGTAAATGTTACATTGAAAAATGGTGTTATCGTCGTTGGGTCTGACTGTCATTACTGGCCCGGTATTATCAGCACTGCTCATCGTGCATTCGTAAAGATCATCAAAGAAATAAAGCCAAGGATGGTCGTTATGAATGGGGATGTATTTGATGGTGCGTCTATCTCCAGACACCCAGTTTCAGGATGGGGTACTACGCCTACAGTAAAACAAGAGCTAGAAGCCTGTCAGGATCGTCTAAAAGAGGTCGAGAAGGCCGCTAGAGGCTCTGCCCTACACTGGACATGGGGTAATCACGATATGCGCTTTAACGCCCGTTTAGCGGCTCAGGTAGGGGATACTTGGCGAGGCGTAGAAGGCATGAACCTGACTGACCATTTCCCTAGATGGAAGTTCTCCACCAGCATTATGGTCAACGACTCTACGATGATTAAACATCGTTATCATAATGGCATCCATGCTGTTTACAATAATACGATGAAGGCTGGTATTAGCGTAGTCACAGGCCACCTGCATTCCCTGAAGGTTACGCCTTGGTCAGATTACCGAGGTGACAGGTATGGTGTGGATACAGGTACATTATGTGACGTTAGTGGGGATCAATTTGAATACTCTGAAGACAACCCTAAGAACCATAGATCAGGCTTTGCAGTCTTAACCTTTGTGGGTGGTAGATTGTTGCCTCCAGAGCTATGTCAGGTTTGGGATGATGACCATGTAGTCTTTAGAGGCCAACTTATAAAGGTCTAAGTAAGCTAACAGGGTGAGTTATCTTCTTTAGCAGATCCCTGCGTCTTTGCTGACGTTGGGCTGCTGTTAATTTGAACCGTTTAGCGTCTTTACCTTTGCCCCATTTATAGATTCTTATGGAGTCTCTGCCTCGTCTATCCTGCTCCCAGTCACAGATATGAACCAATTTATATTTATGGAATACCCTAAGTATCCTGCCTGACGTTACTACGTGGAAACCAGTAGCTTCAGCAAATTGATGTATCGTGGTGTCATTATTTAGCAAATATTTAATAGATTCTGCGTAAAGTTCTACAGTTGGTTTAACTACCATCTTTGACGAATACTCCGTTCTTATTGAGGTAGCCTTTACGATCTTTAATCTCGTTATAGGCTGATTGTAAGCAATGGGTTAGGTTTATATCCTCTAAAGCCCCCACCACAATAAGGCACACAAGCACATCGCCAATGCCATCAATAATAGCAGGTCGATCCCGTTTAATAATGGCATCTGCTAGTTCTCCCATTTCAGATACTGCTTTGAGTAACTGCGTCTTAGAGTCTGAATTAGCGACAATTCCTCTAGCTTCAGCCCATCGGATTACGTCTAGTTCTGCGATATTCCAGCTCACTGGCAAAGCTCCTTGATCTCAGCAATTGGCAGACCTAGAACTTCATGGATACGGATCATAATGTCGGCTGACACAGCGCATTTACCGTTACGAATACGGCTAATGACTGGAGTTGAGACATCAAGTTTTGCAGCCAGTTGCCTATCGTTAGGAATCTCAAAGCGGCTTTGTAGTTCGTCTAACAGTTTCATAAGTCTCCTATGTAAAGTTGTTGGTGCTGCTTCTCTCGGGGTCTATAGTCCGATGGCTAAGTTAATACCAAACAACACCAACACGACTGACCACTGCTTTTTCCCCTTCTTGCTACCGCCAAGTTGCCTAGGACTTACGGACTCTCGCTTCTGGGTTAGTTTGCTATCGCGCATAGCATCCAGCAATGGTCATGCGTCTTGGTTATACAAATTTATAAGCCTGTATATGGCATTTACCTTATAAATTGTGCAGGGTCACTAGACTTGGAGTATCTCGAAGGAGGTTCTAGCCCCTGCTGCCGGTGTTACGCGCCACTACCGGCTTGGCGTATTGGGTGGCCCTACTCGCTGCACTGCGTTGATGAACCCCTACGTTAATCAAATAAGCAGCATCCGCTTTCAGGCCGTAGATCAGAACGGGATTTGATCCTCTGGCATCTCATCTTCCTGCTTTGCTTTGGGCTTCTGCTTAACCGAATCCTTAGGCTTTACCGACAAACTAAAGAACTTCTTACCGTCTTTACTGGACTCTTTAATCCATGCAGATAGCCAATAATCAGTGCCATCTACGTTTAGAGAGCCAGAATATTCTGGATGATTGTCTGCCGTTTTGTTCAAATTTTTGGACAATATGCCCCTATTTCTATTATCAAAGCTCATATTTTTCTACCTTGTGGTGAATTTCTTAATTGCTGCCCGTTGTTTACTATCCAACAAACTCCATAGGGCGGTTTTGGAGTCTGCATCTAACTCACACTGTTCAATATACTGGACAGCGCCTTCTACATCGTCCATAGCCAGCATAGAGATAACATGGACTCCGATACTACGGATAGCCTCCTGATCCTCTATAGCCATGCTATCAAATACGTCCTTGCTGATAGGCTTTGCAGACTTAGGAGACTCTTGGCCTGTTGTAGCGTCTAGCGCATCATGCTCGACAATCTCTAACGCACTTACGTATAGGTAGCGACGAGAATAGGTCTGGGTAGCGCCCATATTTTGTATAGGATGACAGCCTTTCAGATTGGCATCAGCCATCGGGCTAGTAAATGTAATAGCGCCACCGTTATCAGTATCGATAATGCGTAGAGTAGCCAACTCTTTATCAAAGCTGATGACTGAGCAGAGTCCAAGTTCATTGAATATCTCGTTAATGGTAGGAAGGAAATCCCCAAGCTCGAAATATTGATAACCTGCAAACTTATTGTGTCCTGACTTCTTTATTGATGACTGCTGTAGTTTGATCCTAGCTTTTTGCAGCTTTGCGTAGACTTGATATTCAGACATTATTTATCCCTTGAATTTTTTATACTGCATAATATTGAATGGTTGCTTTTCCTGAACAGGCGGTAGCGGCTTAGTCTTAGCTTGCATTTCCTTACGAATCTTTGCAAACGTCTTGCTGATGTTTGTATTAGAAGCTGAAACATATTTAAACGATGGATCTAGGATGGATTTACTCATAAAGAATTAGCCAAAATATATAGAATAAATATTATTGCACCAGTGCAGACAGGATGTCTAGCAAACCAGTCATTCGTCGATAGTAGCTTTTTCATAACGTTCTTTCTCCCAGATCAATTTATCAACATGAGCGCAAGCCTTACCAAAGCTATCTAGATCTTCGCCTAACGACTTGCAAAGCATCTGACGAGCTATCTCAAAGCCTTCTGCAATGCCATCTTTATAGGCTTGTGTGCGAACGTCTGAAATGATTGTGTTTTCCATTATTTGCCTCGCAGTTCTTCAGCATAATCTCTGTGGTCTTCTTGGGTCAGTACAACGTCTGGTGCTGATTTAGTAGCACGACAGATCATTGCTGCAATCTCGTTGCTCATAGCCTGACGCAGCTTCTCTGGGTTAAGTCTGTACTTAGACCAGACAAACAAAATATTGCTGAATTCTTCGTGTATGACTTCAGCGTCTAAGTCACACAAGAAATCATCAGGGTGGCCTGTTTGTATTTCGTTAAGGTAGTAATACTGCAATTCATATTTGTTCATATTAGGCTCCTAGTAATCCGCAGTTGCGGTAGAGAGATAATGCACCAATGCAATAATTGTGTCAATGAATAATTCTAATCGTATGCAATATTCCTATTTGGAAATTCTATTGACAGAATTGCGTCAAAGCAGCACTATTTCCGCAAACTCGATACCTGTTTTAGGCCATGAGTTTTCGGAAAATTGGAGGAAACTATGAAAGTTGCTGAAATTGCAATTTTGACATTTGTATTTACTTGTGGCGCATTTGCTATCTACTGGAGTCTGAAGGCTCATGAACGTGGATTTAAGCAGTCTCATTGTGCTTTTGCTGAGATTAGCCCAGACTTTAGTCAGCAGGATCGTGAGAAATGTAGGCTGATTAGGGGACATAAGTTATGACAATTTTTATTCCAGTGCTGTGGATTTGTATTAACGCTAACTGTGAGTTCATGCAGCAAAGCAAATATTTCATTGTAGAGGCTGAGTGTACGGACGCTGTACGTCAGCAGAAACAAAAGATGCGTGATATGGCTGGTGAAGCTAAAACAGAAATTACGGTACTGGAAGGGACTTGCATAGACGCAACTGTTAAACGAATGCCACAAAATACAGGAGAAAAACAATGACTCGTAGAGAGAAAATCCTAGAAGTGTTCCATAAACATGGCGGGATGACTGCTGATGCTCTACTAATGAACTTCGGAATGTTTAAGTACGAGCGAGATTACGAATTAAGAGCAGCATTGCAGGATTTAGTTAATTACCAGAAACTTCGGCTTATAGGTAATGTATACTTCCCTGTTGGACAGCCAGCTAAAGAGGCTACGGTAATGCAGGTAGTTCCTCCTAAGTACCAACCAAAATTTAAGCCGTTATCAACGTTTTTACCTAAGTTATCGCCTAGAAATCAAACAATTGAAACCAGATCCTTCTACACCTGTACAAGCAGACTTGCCGAAAAGTACTAATTTTTACGGGTTGAAAGTATGTCCCGGTTGCAGACGCTCTAGAAGTAGTATTCAGTTTAAAAATGCTAATGTTTGCAGGACTTGTCAGCTTAGGGGAGTTAAAGTATAGTTATCACGTGCTTGGCAGCGCGTTTATGGGTAAGCCCTAGAAGGGACTCTGCTGGTTACCCGCCAGTCTGCCAACACCTTAATTGGTGAGAGTCTCTCCTAGGGCTTTTTTTATGGAAAAAGCTATGAATTTAGTCATAAAAGGTGTGGCATCAGTTAATGTTGATGTGACCGATTCTGGAAAGATTTGTATTGAGCAGTACGATGAAATTATTGGTGAGCCAATTTTTGTGTATTTAACGCTTGAGCAGTTCCGCATAATTGGAAGGTGGGTTGATAAGCATTATCTTGACATCGCTAACGCATGGAATGACGGTATAGAGGTGGAGGCTGATGATGATTCTGAAGCCTAAAAACTGGGATAAGTTCCAACACTACAAGGATCGTTGTCCACCTTGGATTAAATTGCATCGAGATATTCTGAATGACAGAGTTTTTGCTAATTTACCAATAGCTAGCAAGGCGCTAGCACCACTACTTTGGTTGCTAGCAAGTGAGTCTAAAGATGGTAGTTTTGATGCTGCTATCGATGAGCTAGCATTTCGCTTGCATATTGCTAGCAAAGATATTGAAGCAGGACTTAAGCCTTTGATTGATAAAGGCTTTTTTGTTGACGCTAGCACTATGCTAGCACCTTGCTTGCAGGCTGCTATCCCAGAGACAGAGAGAGAGGGAGAGAGAGAGACAGAGAAGACTTTAAAACTTGCTATCAAAAAACCTGATGACGTTACTGAAACTGTTTGGTCAGACTGGGTTAAGCATAGGAAAGCTAAAAAAGCACTTATTACCGAAACAGTAATAAAACGTATTAGGAACGAATCATCAAAGGCTGGTATCAGTTTAGAGTCTGCGATGGAACTAATGTGCGTTAGGAACTGGCAAGGCTTTGAGGCTGATTGGGTTAAAGCAAAACCTGAGAACAATATTCCTGAGTGGAAACTTAGAATCAAATGAAAGGCCACCAAGAGATTATCAAGATGCGTCTTGATAGGGTTGCTCCTAAAGCTATCTTTGTCCACTACGGTGAAGATAAAACTAAATCATGGGCTAGCTGGCATCGTCATACGATAGAGTTTGCTGATGTGGAAATATTGCCGATAGAAAATATCAATGCTCTGGATCTCAGGTTTGCTGTAGGCTTACCAGTACACATAACAACCCGTGAGCCGTACCAGAAGGTCAAGGCACTGCATAACGCATTTCTGGCAGCTAAGGCGTTACGTGTACACACAGTGTGTGTACAAATATTAATAAATAACCAAGAGGAATATGATGACTATGTCCCAGAATGAAAAAGCATTTCCAATATCATCAAGCCATTATGAACATGGTATGGACTTGCGCGATTACTTTGCAGCTAAGGCAATTCAGGGATTGCTTGCAAACCCGAAACTATCAAACCAAATTCTCAAAGAGGGTGGGGCATTTGGTGGTTGGATTGAAAAATCTGCTTATGGGTGGGCAGATGCCATGATGAAAGCGAGAGAACAATAATGTTTATTGCTGACAATATTGACTTCTCTGCATACCTACACGCTACAGACCACCAGTACTTAGTCAAAGACGCTTCAGTCTGGATTGACGAGCTTGAAGACCAGATTGATAACCCGCTAGTGGATCGGTCTGTGCCTATGGTCTGGGAGGCCACAAAGTCGTTTGCATTCAGGCCGGGTGAGGTAACGGTTTGGGCTGGTTCCAATGGTGGCGGTAAGTCACTGCTGACAGGTCAGGTTGCCCTGGGTTTAATCAAGTCTGAGCAGAAATGCTGTATTGCCAGCTTTGAGATGAAACCTAGAGTATCGATTAAACGGCTTTTAAGGCAGTTTGCAGGCGAAAATATCGACTGGGAGGCATCCAGACAAGGGGAACCCTACAAACGCGCCTTATACGCCCGTTTTAAGGTTTTTGCTCAGGGTAATCTTTGGTTCTATGACCAGCAAGGAACTACGTCTGCGGAACAGATTATCTCAGTGGCAAGATATTGCGCCGTAGAACTAGGGGTGCAGCACTTCTTTGTGGACAGCTTGATGAAGGTAGTTGCCGGGGAGGATGACTACAACGGACAGAAGAAGTTTGTAGACGAGATGACTGCTTTGGCTAGGGATCACGACTGCCATATCCACCTGATTCACCATATTCGCAAGCTTCAGTCGGATGAGCTGATGCCGAACAAGAATGACCTGCGAGGCTCGTCTTCAATTACGGATCAGGTAGACAACGTGTTTATTGTGTGGCGCAACAAAAAGAAAGAGAACGATATTCAGAAGGGTCAGGAGATTGATCCTCAGAGTCCAGATATGATTTTGATGAACGAGAAGCAGCGTAATGGGGAAAGTACGGACTGGTATCCATTCTGGTTCCACAGGGATTCTAGCCAGTTCATTGAGAGATTTGAGGGTCAGCCGAGTGACTATGACAACAGAGGAAGATTCAAAGCTGCATGAATTTTCAATGAATTTTCATTCATCTGAGGAATACAGACACCAGTGTGAGGTTAGGCAGGTACTTAGGTGGAGAGCAGAAAATCGCGACAAGGCAGTGAGTTATCTGCAATTAGTACGACAAAAACGTGGTGACGTTGTAGCTACAAAGTTAGAACGCGACTGCAAAGAACAGTGGGCTAAAGGTAATAGAGGCATTAAAGGAGATTGGCGTTGAGAGCTTACAGGGTAGACGGGAACCAGAAAGCTATTGTGGCTGCATTAAGAGCCGAGGGTTTTGTAGTTCAGCACTTGCATAAGGTAGGGGAAGGTTGTCCAGACTTACTGATAGGTCATAGCGTTAATGGGAAACGCTATAACGTCCTGCTAGAACTCAAGGACGGAGACGGGAAGCTAACGCCTCAGCAGGTGATCTGGCACGCTGGATGGCGAGGTCAAGTAGCTGTTGTAAATAATGCAAAAGACGCAATTGAAGCGGTTAAAAATGCCTGCAAATAAAAAACCAAGAAAGCCAAGAAAGTACATACCAAAGACACTACCACTAACGATTAGGCATGGAGAGGAAGCAGAAACAGCATTGCAGTTAGCGCCTCATGCTGAACTCATGAAGCTGAGAGAGGGCTATGGGGACGAGGGTAGCTGGAACACGATAGTCGCTAGGCTCAATATTGGGTTAGTGGCTGCTAACGCTGCTGGCAAGGAAGATCAGGCCAAAGAGATACGGATAGGGCTAGATGCCATGCTAAAGGTAGATGAAAGGCACAAGAAGTCCGGTAAGTGGGGTTTGTCTGGTAGCGATCTAAAGCAGGTAGGCGATGGGCTGGTGCTTACTGATAACTTACAGCTATCGTTGACAAGAAAGCAATTTGCTCAGGCTATTGATTATGTCTGGCAACACGCTGCTAAATAATTGTTGCACGATGAAAATAATCTGCTATAGTTCTTTTGCGTCAAAACAATATTACAGGAAATAAATATGAACTCAATAGATCCTCACGAAGCAATTGATTATCTGTACGTACACTCTACTCATTATGCTCAAGCGAAAGCTGATGTTACGTACTTAGAAGAATTCCGCAAAAGCAAAAAGGCAATGTTGTTCTCTGCTGCAATAGGCAATACTATTGCTGATAGGGAAAACCAAGCCTATAGCCATCCAGAATATTTAGAAGTGCTTGATGATCTAAAAAAAGCCGTAGAAAAGGCTGAATCACTTAGGTGGAAACTAATAGCAGCACAGGCAAGAATCGATGTCTGGCGTTCACAGGAAGCCTCTAACAGAGGTATGGATAGAGCAACCCAATAAGAGGATAATATGATTAACGATAACGTAGTTGATGATAGCAATTTGGCACAATGTTGCTTCTGCGGATTTGTGGACGATTGGGATGAGATACCTAAAGGACACTGTTGGGCATCGGGGGATTCGCTTACAGAATGCCCAGAGTGCGGTGACGTAGACGGATTCGCCGACTATGATCCAACGAACCTTGCTCGACAGCAGCGAATTGCCGCTAACCTTGCGAAAGTTAACGGATCAGGAAATTGAGGCATTAGGTCTCAAGCATTTCGGGAATATCTACTATTACTATCCAGACCAGATTAAAGCTCTGGTTCTGGATGTTCAGAAGAAACTCCAAGGAAAGAATAAATGACTGAAATATTAACCAGCAAGAAAACTATATAGGGACAACAATGACAATCTTCATCCCGGTTTTATGGGTTTGCATTAACGCTCATTGTGAGTTCATGCAGCAACGCGGCTTCTATATCAGCGAAGAAGAATGCAGGGAGGAAGTGCGGCATCAAAAGCAGAAGATGCGTGACAGGGCTGAGATGAGTGAAGGTGAGCTTACGCAGCTAGAGGGCACTTGTATTGACGCGACCATAGATAAAAACCTGAGAGCGAAGGGGGAGCAATGACCATCACACTAACCCGCGAGGAAGCTGACGGCTATTACTGCGTAGTGTGCGGCAGGTTCCTGCCTGAAGAAGATGGCGTGATTGTGCATGACGATGTGCCGCACCCTATTGATATGGACTTTGGAGATGAGGAGAAGCCGCAATGAGCATGACTATGGATGAATACGAACGGTGGTCACTTAGACAAAAACAGGAGCAAGAGGCTTTTGGCGATGCGCAGCCACCAGTCACACCGCGTGGGTGGGTTGGGCTTACCGAAGAAGAGGTGCTTGAGGAAGAAGAATTTATCAATCACCGATATGGCAAGCCTATCAACCACACAACAGCCATCTTGATGGATTTTGTAAAACAAATCGACGACAAACTCAGGAGCAAAAACACATGACCCCGAAATCACAGTCAATGCGCTTTGTCATGTTAAGCATGATGGACGTTGAAGACCATTGGCGTAACAGCAAATGGAAAGACAAGGGCGACATGATTGATCCCGACAAGCCGATGATCGTTCAGGTCGGTGATTACGGCTACGAGGTGCAATCTTGTGGTGGTGATGGTGACATTGAAGGCTTTGTTATCCAATGCAAGGAAAAACCTGTGTGCAAGTGGGAAGGAATGGAGTGCATAAAACTATGATTACACTAACCCGCGAGGAAGCGCAGCAAGTGCTGAAAGACTTGGAAGGAGAAATCCCGTTCTATTCGGAAAATGATTGCTCTACACCTGAATGGATTACCGATGCAATCGAACTACTCCGCGCCCAACTCGCGCAGCCTGAACCGGACTATCGGGATGTGGTCATTGCTGGCGATTTGTGGCGTATTGAATTTCTGCCAGACCATGCAGCAAGCGTAGTGCTGGTCAAAGCTAATTACGAAGCACAGTCTGAACCGGAGCCGGTGGCTGACAAGTACCTGATGGAAGTTGAATGCACAAAGTGCGGGGCAAAGCAGGATGGCATCTTGACCGTCAACGCCCCACCACAGCGCGAATGGCACGGGCTGACGGATGAGGAGATCACTGCTTTGAAGCGCAACGGCGATAGATACATCAGTTCGCAAGACTTTGCCCGAGCCATCGAAGCCAAACTCAAGGAGAAGAATGCGTAAAAAAGAGGCTCAATATCTGTCAAAAGTAGCTGATATAGGCTGTATAATTTGTTATAGGCTTGGCTATATTGGGACTCCAGCAGAGATTCACCATATCCGAGGTATCGGTTTGGGGATGGGTGTCAGGAATTCTAATTATGCAACTATCCCACTTTGTCCCGAGCATCACAGGGGGAATACTGGCTATCACGGCATGGGAAGGAAAGCCTTTGAGCGTCGGTACGAGGTTACCGAATTGCAACTAGCACAGCAGGTACAGGAGATTCTAAATGAAGAAGACGAAAGCAGCCAAGAAAGTAGCTAAAGTTATGGGCGAATTCGGCAAAGGTACGCTGCATTCTGGCAAAGGTGGCCCAGTGGTCAAGTCTCAGAAACAAGCTCTGGCAATTGCTTATAGTGTTGCAAAAAAACAACCTAAAAAATGAACATACAATATGCTGCTGGATTTGTTGATGGCGAAGGATGTATAGGATTCGCAAAAACACGGACATCAATATTTCCTAGAGTACTTGTAACAAATACAAATTTAGAAATTCTTAATGAATTTAAAGAAAAATGGGGTGGTGATATAAAACCGCTTTCATTAATAAAAGAGAACTGGAAACAAGGTTATTATTGGAGAATTTCTTGGGCAAAAGCTGTTAATTTTTTGTCGGATATTGAGCCATATTTAAAAATAAAAAACCGTCAAGCCCATGCTGTATTTGCTTGGGATGAAATTCGCCCCGGAAGGGGTGGTAAAGCAGATAAGGATTCGTTTGATTTTTTAGTGTCTTATGTTCATTGGTTGAATAAAAAAGGCATTAACAACGAAAAAAATCCTTTAGATGTTGTTCTTGAATCTATTAACGAGGATACAAATGAAACCCGGTCTCTACAGTAATATTCATGCCAAGCGTAAGCGCATAGCTGAGGGTTCTGGCGAGAGGATGAAGAAGCCCGGAACCAAGGGCGCTCCGACTAAGGCCGACTTCAAGCAAGCGGCTAAGACTGCAAAACCACCTAAAAAGGCTAAAAAATGAAAGGTATGAAATCATGCCCTAAGTGCAAGGGCGGCGAGTGCAAGGGCGGTAAGAATTGTATGCACGAAGAAAAAGAAGGCAAGAACGGTAAAAACGGCAAGATTGAGATTGAAATATCTCTGCCTATGCGCGGTTCCCGTACTGCCAAGAGCAAAGCAAAGAAGAAGAAATGACAGCCGCTTGGACTAAAAAGTCTGGCAAGAACCCTAAGGGTGGTCTGAACGAAAAGGGTAGGAAGTCTTACGAGGCTGAGAATCCCGGCTCAAACCTGAAGGCTCCTGTTAAGTCTGGAGACAATCCTAGAAGGGCTAGTTTCCTTGCAAGAATGGGGAATATGCCCGGCCCGGAGAAGAAGCCTAATGGTGAGCCTACTCGTTTGTTACTGTCTTTACGAGCATGGGGAGCCAGTAGTAAGGCCGATGCTAAGAAGAAAGCCGCAGCAATTTCCGCTAGAAACAAGAAAAAGTGATACTAAATCTAGGTTCCGGCAAAGACTGGAGAGAAGACTGTCTCAATTCCGACATTCAGGAAAGGGTAAAACCTGACTGGTGTTGCGACATTTCAAAGGTTCAATGGGGTCAGATTGTTGAGACTCGATTCGGACAGATCAAGATAAGGCCAGAGATATTCGACACTATCCTAGCTAACGATGTATTGGAGCATATTCCAGACTTGGTTAGCGCCATGAGGAATTGTCGAGACCTGCTAATCCCGAACGGGAAATTTATTATTTCTGTCCCGTATGAATTAAGTCTGGGCGCATGGCAGGATCCTACTCATGTACGAGCTTTTAATGAGAATAGCTGGCTGTACTACACTGACTGGCACTGGTATTTGGGGTGGGACTCAGGGTTTAACTTAACAGAGCTGCGTTTTAACTTATCAGTGCTAGGGACAGAAATGTCAGAAGCTGGCATTCCCGATCAGGAAATTCTTAGAACGCCAAGAGCAGTAGATTCCATGAAAGTAACATTGTGCAAGCAATAGTTATCTGTACGGTCAACAATCCCGGTGTCACTGTATTGCTGGAGAGCATCAGGGTCTATGCGCCTACGATGCCTGTATACCTATATGGGAATAGTTTAGAGCTTTGGCATAGAGCTAAGAGTATCTTGCCTAACTTGGTTTGGAGGCCGAATCAGGCTGATAACTTCGGTGATGCCTACAATGTAGCTACAGACTACGCTTTCGAGCATGGGAAGTATGACTCAGTAATCCTCAGCAATGACGATGTGGTATTGAATCCTGACACCATTAAGAAGCTAACACAAGACACGCAAATTCTGGAATTAAATGACGTAAATTACGGATTCATAGGTGCAAGGTCAGACTATGTTCTGCATGACCAAAACATTAGGTTCCCTGTAGAAGAAGACGAACGGGCCGGGCTAAAGTGGGCTAGTGAGGAATACATAAAGCCGACAGGTGTAATCGCCCCGATATTTGCGGTGATTAACAAAAAGGCATGGGATACGGCTAAGTTTCCAAGCACCAATTGGTATTCCGATAATATAATATGCCATGACCTGCAAAAAGCGGGTTTTGAGCATTTCGTATCAAGGGCTTATGTGCATCACGCAGGAAGCCAGACAGTAGGATATGACTACAAGAAATGCCATGAGGAACCGCGAGAGTGGATAAAGGCTAACAGGCCGGATATGTACGAGGTGTTTTATGGCAACTCTTGAAGAAACGCTAAGGAAGCTAGGTTTAGCAACTGCTAGGGGTGTTCCGCAGTTAGCTACTGGTTTTGTTGATCTAGCTGCATTGCCATTTACTGCCACTGGAATGCTAAGGCCGGAACAAGTATTTGGGTCTACTGATTACCTTACGTTTAAAGGTTTGTTGCCGCCTCCTCAAAAAGGTTTATTGGGGGAAACAACTGAGCTTGTGTCTAGCGCATTGAACCCTGCTGGAGCCGCAAAAACAATTGGTTTGCTTGGAATGGCTAAAGCAGCCAAAGGTTTGCCGGTAGACATGAATATTAAAGATGTTGGTAAAACAGGGATTCCAAGCCCACAAAGTTTAACTATGCCATCTGTTCCAACAGTTGAACAAATGAAACAATATGGCAGAGTTGAAACTGTCCCATTATCTAAAGCCGTAAGTTTTCAAAGTGCAAGGAATTGGGAAAAATTTAATGCTGGGAAAGGCCCGGGTGATTTGGTTGCTGGTTATGGAGATAAGCCATTAGCTTTGCGGCTGGAGACTGGCGAATATGTTATTTATGACGGAAATCATAGAACTGACTTAGCATTGCAAAAAGGCAAAACTGAACTGCCAATGCACGTTATTGACGTAAAGTCATATGATCCAGCACACGCAGGACGTAAACCAGTGCCAGATAAAATGAGTTCTGATGAGCTATTAAAAATGCTTTTAGGAAACTAAAGTAAGTAAGCATGACATCCAAAGGATAATGCAAAAATGGAAACAAACGAAACCAGTAAAGTAGAGGCAAGTGGAGGAGTAGCTAACCTTACTAACATGGGTAAGGGTAGGCCAAAAGGAGTGCCGAACAAGTCAACGGCTATTGTCCGAGAGGCTATTGCTAATCTACTAGAGCGCAATGCTCCTAACATGGATAGATGGCTCAATGAGGTAGCTGACAAAGATCCTCATAAGGCATTGGACATTATCCAGAAGCTCTCTGAGTACCATATTCCTAAGCTGGCTAGGACAGAGGTTACAGGCCTTGATGGTGCGCCTCAACAGCACGTTGTTACATGGCAGAAGTAATCGAGATTGCCTACAAGCCAAGGGAGCAGCAGCTAGCTATCCATGAGGCCGTAGATACCCACAGGTTTACTGTCGTAGTAGCTCATCGTCGTATGGGCAAGACTGTAAGTGCTATCAATCATCTGATAAAGGCTGCAATTGAGTGCAAGAAGCCTAATCCTCGTTTTGCGTACATTGCCCCTACATACGCTCAGTCTAAGCGTGTCGCTTGGGACTATCTGCTGGAGTTCACTCGTCCTCTGGGAGCTACTGCAAACATCTCTGAGCTACGGGTTGACTTCTGGGGAAGACGGATTAGTCTTTATGGCTCTGATAACGCTGACTCTCTCCGTGGTCAGTACTTTGACGGTGTGGTCTTGGATGAGATCGGAGATCAAAACCCTAAGATCTGGAACGAGGTCATCAGACCAGCGTTAGCAGATAGGAACACAGACGAGGCTCCTACATGGTGTCTGTTCATTGGTACGCCCAAAGGCAAGAACCACTTTGCTGACTTTAGGGATAGAGCGCAGACAGCGGAAGGCTGGAAGCTGCTGGAGTTCAGAGCCAGTGAGACAGGTATCCTCAACGAGAAAGAACTCTGGGGCGCTCGTAAGGAAATGGGCGAAGACAAGTACGCTCAAGAGTTTGAGTGTTCCTTTAACGCAGCGGTTGAGGGTAGTTATTATGGTCAGATTATTAACGATCTCGAAGCCAAGTCTAGGATCACGACTATTGACCGGGATGACCTTTGCAAGTCTTTTGTTGCTTGGGATCTTGGTATGGGTGACTCTACTTGTCTATGGGTTGCTCAGTTGGCTGGCAAGGAAGTGCGGCTTATCGACTGCATCGAAAATCACGGAGTCGGTCTGGACTGGTATGTATCATGGCTCAGGGAAAACCACTACGAAGGCTTTGCACAGATACTCCCGCACGATGTGGAAGTAAGAGAGCTAGGCACTGGTCGCAGCCGTAAGGAGGTCTTAGAGGAGGCAGGGCTAGACATCACGGTAGCGCCTCGATTGTCTGTGGCTGACGGTATTCAGGCTGTCAGACGCTTGTTGCCTCGTTGCTGGTTTGACCACAAGACTAAGCCGGGACTGGACGCTATCCGCAACTATCGTAGGGAATATAACGAGAAGCAACAGGTGTTCTACGATAAGCCACTGCACGATTGGTCTAGCCATTATTCAGATGCCTTCAGATACTTGGCAATTGGGCTTGACGAGAGCGACGATTCATGGTCAACGGATTTGCCTATCAATGCTAAATGGGTTGTATAATAAGCAAAATTCCTGTAAGGGCTTGCTATGAAGATGGATGAAGGCCAGATCAAGGGCATACTTGAAGCCGAAATAGATAACTCAATCGGCTACATTGAGACAGAGACTACAGAAGACCGCCGTAGAGCTTTGGATTACTACCTGCGTAATCCTTATGGCAATGAGGTAGAAGGCCGCAGCCAGATCGTTACTGGTGAGGTTGCCGAGGCTATCGATGGTGCGTTGCCGCAACTTATCCGAGTCTTTACGACTACTGAGGATATTGTCTATTTTGAACCTACGTCAGCCAATGACGAGGAATCGGCTAAACAGGCCACAGATTACTGTAACTGGGTGTTCTACCGTGAGAACGAGGGTCTGCTGATCCTGCACAACTGGTTCAAGGATGCCCTGCTGCAAAAGGTTGGTGTTGTTAAGTCTTACTGGGATGCCAAGGAAGACGTTACCAAAGAGAAATACGAGAATCTGACAGAGGATGAGCTAGCCTTGCTCCTGTCGGATGAGTCGCTAGAGGTGGTCAAGCAGAGCGTAGAGATGGTTCCTGCTGGCATGGATATGATGGGTATGCCTATTGAGGCTCCGTCCTATTCGGTGACTGTCAAGCGGGTAAAGAAGTACGGTTGCGTAAAGATTGAGAACGTTCCTCCTGAGGAGTTTCTTATTTCCAAGGCAGCACGTGAGATTGAGAATGCTCCTTTTGTAGCTCATCGTAAGCTCATGCAGCGGTCAGAATTGATTGCAATGGGCTACGACAAAGACATCGTAGATGAGCTACCTTCTTATGATGATCTGACGTTCAGCCCTGAGCGCGTAGCTCGATTTGACCAAGGGGAACAGCCAGACGAGCAGCAAAGCCTTGATCCTGCCATGCAGACGGTTGAGGTATACGAGTGCTATATCCGCATTGACGAGGACGGAGATGGCCTCGCTGAGTTGCGTAGGATTGTTTATTGCGGATCGGAAATACTAGAAGATGAAGAATGTGACTATATCCCGTTCCATAGTATCTGCCCTATACCTATTCCGCATAAGTTTTTCGGACAGTCGCTGGCAGATCGGACTATGGACATCCAGCTTATCAAGTCCACTATTACCCGTCAGTCTCTCGATAATCTCTATCTGACGAACAATAACCGTGTTGGCGCTGTTGATGGTCAGGTGAATCTGGATGACCTGCTGAACGCTACGCCCGGTGGTATTGTCCGGATGAAGAGCCCTAACGCTCTGGTTCCGCTTCAGGTTCAGTCTACCTTTGGTCAGGCTCAACCGATGTTGCAGTACATGGATGAGATTCAGGCTCGTCGTACTGGTGTCAATGACGCACAGCAGGGTCTTGATCCCGATGTC